AAGTGGTGGGACAGAGATTCTGTATGGAGTGTGGAAGAGGGACTCCGTCCGGATGGACCCTGGTTATCCCGTCTTTATGCAGTAGGCCAGCCTATGGGGGCTTATTCTTCTTGGGCATTGCTGGCGCTGGCACACCATGCTATCGTTCAGTACTGCGCAGGTTTAATAGGCCGTACTTCATGGTTTGAAGATTATGGTATCGTAGGGGATGATATTGTAATTTTCGATCATGAAGTTGCGAAACGGTATCGCGAGGTGATGTCGGAACTAGGGGTTGTGATATCAGAGGAGAAATCCTTGATATCTCATTCGGGTGTTTTCGAGTTTTGTAAGAGGCTCGTTACACCTCAAGGTGACGTGAGTGGGATACCGGTAAAATTATTGTATCAAATTTTCCGTTATCCCATTGATGCGGGTGTCGTTTTTCGACATCTTCATCGCCGTGGCTTTGCCTTATTTCCCATCGCCGTTGCGCGTGCGTTATCCTTGCTTTCGGCACGCTCTGTTGACCTTAAGAAAGCCATCAGAACGTATCCGGTCAGCATCAGAGTTGCACTCACAACTTTGGTGCAGCCAGCCTATCCATGGTGGAGAGGTATCTGGTTGGTAGTCCATTGCGCTCGGCTCTCGGTGGTCGATCTTCACGAGATCCTAACTGTAGGATCGAAGATCCCTACTGACGAGCTTGGTGCATATGGGCTCCTTGAGACTACCTCCTTCAATGGTTGGCTGGCTCGCCTTCATCCAGGTAAATGGATGGACTCACTGAATACAGTGAGCCCGGGTGTTCGACGCTGGCTCTTAAAGAGTTGGCCCCTTACAGGGCTTAAACAATTGGGAACTAGTTCGGAGATCACTGGGGGGCTAGTCCAGCTAATCCTTTTAGTGGGTACACCACTGGGGTGGTGGTTGATGGGTGAAATCATCAATCGCTATGGCCAGCTTCTCAACGCGGCTTTCCTGGCCGCTTTGGAAAGTATGGCCACACCCGGTGAGCAAAAGATGATGTCCGGATACATTTTCTTCCGAAAACGTGTTCGTGATAGAATTCTGGAGCTCTACCGTGGGCACTCTCTTGAGTACCTATCTGCGGTGAGCAGGGCGCGGACGCGGTCTGCCTTCAACTTCCAGTTCGCTGCGGATAGCAACCGTAACGAGCGAAGAAGAAGGAGGCAGATGGCATGGATTCAGAAAGCTCTCTCTAGGTTCGAGGGCACGCTGCCCCCGGCTTATATTGAGCTTCCTGAATCGGCTAATGGCCCTTGATAAGGGTCTCAGAGGTATAGGGTATGTTGTCTGGTTGGCCACCCGCACTGTTCGTCTTGCTTGCAAAACGTGGCCAGTGCTGGGTCAGTCGGTAGGTTCTACGGAAAACCGCCGAGTGGCTCAGTGCTGTCTTTGGTACGAGAGCACGTCCCCACCTGGGAGAGACAAGAGACACCCACTGCTACTGGGTAGCAGACAGTGTGATGCTTCATGCCCTGTCTCGGCCTGCAGTAACCCCACTACTGATATTGACTACCTTCCCACCGCGAGGATCGTGATGGTGGGGTAGTGGCCTACCAGCCCCTTGTAGGAGGTTGGTGGTTAATATTGGGAACGGGATTATAGCTGTGGTCTCCGAGGCCTACCCTTCGGCATGTCCCCTGACCAGGGAATGTC